CCTCAGCAACCTCAGGAAACATTTTTTTAATATAAGCAATCTTTCTATTTGGATTCAATGGATTTTTCTTTGGATCCTGAGATCTTGAAGGATAAATTCTAATCTCCCCACCCATAGCAATTCTATCTGCTTCAGAGAAAAGTTTTTTATGTTCTTTTGTTGGGGGATTAAACTTTCCAAACACAACAGTTAAGAAATCACCTTCTTGCGGCATATCCTCTGAAGATTTAGTTCCAGATTGTTGCTGAGGAATTTGTGGTGCTGCTTGTGGTTGAATTTGACCTGGGGTTGGTTGTGGTCTTGCTGCTCCTGCTTTAGGTGGAATATCTCTTTGCCCTACTCTTTCGCCTTTATTGAAAAATTTTAATTGCCCATCTACAGTTTTTGCAACAAATTCTCCCTGAGCACTATACCAATCTCCGTGCCCGTCACCGACCAATCCAAGTTTCTTGGCCTGTTCGGATGCACGGGTTTCTTTTGCTTCTAATAAAAATCTGGAAAAACTTTTCATTCTATATGGTTTTTATATATATTTATCTTTAAAATTTACTGTACAGTAAAGAAATAAAACTGGAACTATCTAATTTGTATGCACTAGGAGCAACTGAAGAAGATTTAAATGCTAAAACTGGTCTATAAGTTCTTCCAGAAGTACTTGGTTTTCCACGGAGAACCAATTTTGCATTTGATGGATTAAATGTAGGTATTCTAATCCCAAGTAAAGAATTTAAGTTCTTTGCATCATCCCCAAGAATATAAAATCCACTTCCTTTTATTTGAATATAATAAACTCCTTTTGAATTATAAAAAGTTGTTATAGCATCTAAAACAGTTTTTCCAGAAAGTAATGTTACTTCAGGAAAAGGATTTCTTTTTTTGGTAGCATTTTGATATAATTTTTCATAATAAAGAACTTTACCAATTTGATTAGTCTCAACTAAAACTTGTAAGTCTTGTGCTGTTATAGTGTTATCCGGTAAAGACCAAGCAGATTGTATTTTACTAGAAAGATTAAAGGTATTAAAAAGATAATTATATAAAGATACGTGCCTTGGATTATCTTTTGCATTAGTTTTTTGAACCCAAGAAGATCCCTGAAACGTTATTGATCTTTGTCCAAAATCAGATCCTGTAGTAGTTTTAATTTCAACTTTTAACGTTTGTCCTAAATTACTTTGCTGAGCAGCAGGAATGGTTAAATCAGGTCCACTACCAAATACGGCAGTTAAGGGTATATTTGGATATACTGTTTTTAGTTTTCTTCTAATACTTTGCTCGTATTGATTTCCTGCAAGTGAAGGTAACGGCATACTTTTTTTGAATATTTAGACAAAAAAAAGGAAGGTGATTAACCTTCCTTAGTATCAAATTTTAGAATTACTCATCCAAGAATGCTTTCAATCCAATCTTCACTCATATTTGCCATGATTGCAGTTGCTGCTTCTGGTGTTGAAGCATAACCTTCATCAAGAAGATATGAGAAAATAATATCGTAAATATCTACTTCTTCCTTACGAATAATTTCCTTAGATACTTTTGATTTTTGTCTTGGATAAGTAACTGCTTGTGGTTCACCAGCACCTTTTACAACACGGGTGACTTCTGCAGCGTGACGGCTTCCATACTCTCTCGCCATTTGACCAGTCATTCTCTTACCATAAGGCTTTTCACGATTCATTCTTTGCGAAACAGTTTCAGTTTCTCCACCTTTTCTCTTGAGAATTGAAGCTGGGGTTGCTCTATCTTTCCAGTCCTTGAACTTTTCTTCAGGACCATAACCCGACTTACCTGCACCGGACTCTGCTTTCTTTTTTGCTGCTTTTGCAGCATCTGCTCTGACTTCTGCTTGAGTTGGATTTGGACGATATGCTTTTACTCCAGGATCTCTTTCCTCCTCAACAGAAGTCTCCATCTCTTCACGGAGATCTTGGTCGTAAACAGCAAGATAAGAAAGTGCTACTTCTCTAAAAGTTTTAGAATCCATTTTTTACAAATACTTTTTAGTTATTTATAAAAAAAAGACCCCGAAGGGTCAAATACCAAGAGCGGCACCAATACTATCATCAAGTTGTTGAATCACTCCACGAATATCAGCAATACGAGGAGGAATACTTACTTCATCATAAGTATATCCTTTTTGAGAATCAAACAGAACTTGACGAACTGCTGCTGCTGCACGAGCATCCATTTTGATTGTTACTTGTTTTTCTTTACTCATAGTACCTCCACTTTTTTCTTTACAGATTCTGGTGTTGCTTTTACGCGATACTCAACTTCATCTCTTTGGGAAAGTTCTGTAAGAATTTCAGCGGTAATATCCCAGAGTTCAGAAGAGTGTCGGTGATTATAGGGCCAAGTTTCAGTCACAGGTCTCCCTCCACACGATTTTCAGAACGGTAGACATCAAAGGTTCCTTCAGGATAACGAGCACTCAGTTTCTCATAATTCATCTTAAGAATTTCTTCGAAGTTAGTGTCAAGTGCCATAAATGCTTGAGACAAATACCAACAGATATCACCAAGTTCACGCTTTAGATGAAATACATTTTCTTCATTATATGGTTTACCTTGAAGAATAATTTTTTTTACAACTTCAGTAAACTCTCCTGCTTCAGCACTCATACCAAGAGCAGCAGTGAGAAGACGAGGAACATCAGCATCAGCAGTTGCTTCAAGTTCAGTAAGACGAGAAAGCAGTTGAGCAAAATCACTGCTTGCAGGACTTGTAGTTTGACGAACGAATTCAATATATTTGTTTGTATCAATAACTTGTGTCATATCAGAATTTAAATCCCTCAAATGATTTTTTAGGTTTCTTTTCTTCATAATCATACTCCTCATCCTTTCCGTTGTCAAGGATATCGTTTTGAGCAGATTGTTCGCAGTCATAAAGACGCATTTTTGCACGGTCAATACCAATCACAAATCTTTTATGAACTGTTGGGTCTGCGTATCTATTTTTAAGTTGCTTTACTAAAATTTGACCGAGACCTTCAAGTTCTTCTGTAGAAATTAATGCAAACATCAAGTCAGCAGTTGCAGGAAGACCAAAACTCTCAGAAGTATCGGTCAACTCCACATCAGATGAACCAAAACCGGATCTGGTCGTTTGTGTCGCGCTCATAATAGGGACATTAAACTCAACTGCGAGCCCCCTAAGTTCCTCAGCAATTGCTTTAACAAATGTATATGAATTGATATTGCTGTTTCCTTTATACCTGCTGGAAGAACAAATATTAAGGTAATCAATGAAAATAATATCAGGTCTAAATGACTTCTTAAGTGAAAGTTCATTAAGAAGTGACTTGAAGTGTCCGGCATGAGCAGACGCTGTTGGATATTCCTTAATTATAAGAGTCCCTTGTGTCTTTTTTGCAAGATTTGTGACTTTATTCTCAAACATTTGTTTGGGAAGATCAACAATATCTTGAATGGGAACATTCAAGAGGTTTGCATCAATTCTTTCAGCAATACGTTCTTCTGCCATTTCCAGCGTAATGTACAGAACGTTCCGTCCTTGGAGCAAGACGGAGCTAGCCACATGGCACATGAATAGAGATTTCCCGACACCCGTACCAGCAAGAGCGATGTTAAGAGTTTTGTTAGGGAGACCACCTTTCGTGATTTTGTTAAAGTATTCAAGATCAAATTCAATTTTATCCTCCTTTTTGTGATAAGACTCATATCGTTGTTCATAGTCCTGCAAGTAGTCATGTCCAATATGGTTATCAAAACTTACAGCAAGGGCATCAGAAAGAATAGAAGGAATACTATCACGATTCTTCTTTTCATCTTTACCATCAGCAATATGAATGGATTCCATAAGTGCCAAGTAAATAGCACGATCACGGCACCATTTTTCAGTTGTTGAGACCAACCAATTCATCTCAACAGGAACATCCTCAAGACAAGAAATTAACTGAAGAATTTCTTTGAAAGATGTATCATTAATGTCCTTACGTTTTTCTACTTCAATACATAGAACTTCTTTAGTTGCTGGTTGATTATATTCGGAAACAAAATCAAGAATTTCTTCAAAGACAATTTTTTGATTTTGATCTTCAAAATATTCAGATTTAATAAAGGGTATTACTTTTCGAATATATTCTTCATTATACAAAAGGTTTCTAAGAATTAGAAACTCAACTTTCTCCATAACTAAATTCCTTGCGTGCGATTTGATCTAATTGTTGCATCACTTCTTCAGTGAAATATACTTCAGGTTCTTTAAGAATCTGTTTAGCGTAGAGTTTCTTTCCATCAATCTCATAACGCCCCGCGACATTTTTCCACAGACCACCAATCTCACCGAGTTCAAGTAGTCCGTAATATCTATCCAGACCGCGTTCATCATAAAAAAGACGAATCTCCACATCTTTATTTTCTTTACTTAAACGCGATTTAGCAGTCTTAGCCTTGATAATATTTCCGACCACTTCCGTTCCATCCTTTTCTTTCTTTTTGCTGAGATAAATGATTGTAGAGGCTGCGTATTTGAGTCCAGAACCTCCCCCCATTTCTTTCGTTGGTACATAAGCTCCGATGACATCGTATGTGTGATTTGTGACAAGAAGTGGAACATTTGCTTGACCTAATTTGAGTGTGAGCATTCGGAAGGCGCCTTTGATAAGTTGTGATTTAGTCATATCACGAACTTCTTTTTCATTTAGTACGTCATTGATCTCTTTACTTGTAGAAAGCATACCTAGAGAATCGAGAACAAACATACAAGGATTGCGTTCACCCTCAGGTTTTTTCATATAAAGGTCAACTGCTTTTAGTGCTTTAGTACGGAACTCTTCGACAGTAACAACATTAACAACCACAAGACGTTGAGTATCTACACCACGACTTTCTAGAAGAGATTTAGTGATAGCAGCCTCAGTGTCAAAGTAGAGACAGTAACCATCGGGATGAGTATCAAGAAAATTCTTAACCACCGCGAGAGAGAAAAAAGTCTTTCCAGTAGAAGACTCTCCAGCAATAGCAGTAATCTTATTCCCAGATACACCACCAAATATGCTACCTGAAACCAGTGCATTAAAAATGTATGAACCCGTATCAACATAAGTTTCCGTCTCGTCTATATCAGATGCTAACTTTGTATAGTCATCACCAATTTCTTTTACAATATCTTTAAGAAAGTCCATTATTTTGTTCCTTTTTTCTATAGTTTATTTTATAAGACCATAATTTTGCATAAAGTTGTGGATTAAATCCCTTCAACCTTTCAATAATAATTTCTAACTCATTTTCAGATATAGGCAATTCCATTAAGTAAAAAATGAATCAAGGTTTACAGTTTTTTCTACACTCCAACCAATAGAATCGAGAATAATTTTGAGTGGTTCTAGAAACGCTTTCTCAAATTGTAAGTCATAGTCAATGTATCTGTCAATGTTAAGTTCCTTTGGAAACTCTTGAATGAAAGAAATCACATTTTCATGAATACTATTTGGTTTCTTGAGATAAACAAACTTAATTTTTTCTCCATTTTGAATGAGAGAATACTTGTTATTAAGTTTATTTTGTTTAATATAGTGATTAAAAAGTAGTGCTCCACGGACATGAATTGGAGTTCCTTTAGCATAAATCTCAGATGAAGATTGATATTTTTGAACATCAGATGCTGAACGGGGGAATGAAATTTGTTCTGGAGGAAGTTTTTTGAACTCTTTGCGAGAATTCTCAATAAACTCAATTACTTCATCTTCTGTACCACTCATCATCAACTTTAGTGCATCTTTAATCATCTTACGACAAGGAGCGGGAGTGGAAGATTTAACAGCTTCAATACCCATCATTTTCAATTTAGGTTCTTCATAACGAACACCTTCACTATCCCAAACATTCAAGATGTATCTTTTCTTTGCAGTCCAAATTCCACGGTCAGCAATATTCTCCCGCTTCATTTGCATCTTCTGATCATATGCATTCACATAGTCGGCCAGTTCTTGGTAACAACCTTCAATATATTTTTCAAGTTCCACTTTACACACCTTATCAAGGAAAGAAACAATGTCTTGAGTAGTTTTCTCTCTTCCCTTGAATATAGTTTGAACCACAGGACCCATATTAAGATAAATGGAATCAGTATCAGAAGCAATAACATAATCAACATCCTCAGTTTTAAGAAGTTTGTTTAAATATGTATTCATTTTACCTTCAATCCAACGAATTGCTACTTGCCCACTTAGGGTAATTGCTTCAGCGTTTTCTAATTTGTAATAACGGAAGTACTGATTGCCGATAGCACCATAAGCAGAGTTAAGAGAAATCTTTTTTGCCATTTGGATGTTGTTGCATCTTGCAATTTCCTTTTCCAACTCTTTGGTCTTTTTCTTTTCATACTGCTTCTTTGCTTCAATCATCTTCTTCTTGAAGATTACACGGTCCTGATACATCTTCTCCATTAGTTCTGGAAGAAATCCACGCACATCCTTACGGAACATTGCACCGTTTGCACAGACAGCATAATCCTTATACATCTCAAAAGTGAGTTCTTGATTAAGAATTTTATCGACTGTAACTGTTGGATGCCTTTCCTCAACAAGAGTTTCTGGACTTACATTAAATTGCATAATCAAATGGGGATAAAGCGAATTTAAGTCAAAGTTCACAACCCAATCATACTTACCTGGTTTTGGTTCTTTTACATAAGCACCAGCATACTTTTCATTCTTCTGTGACCTATTCCTTGGAGGAATAACAATATTACGTTTCTTGAGATAATTGTAGATAATATTGTCCCACATACGAACCTGATAGAACACATCGGCATAGTTAACTTTAGCGTCATATGCCATCGTCAAAGCAAGTTCAATCAGTTTCATCTTGTCTTCCAAACGGTCAACAAGTTCTACGTCAACGATGTTATATTCAATAAACTTTTGCCAACCTTGAGTATAGAAATCCTTAAAGGTATCAAACTCAGAGTGGTCAAGTTTTTTCTGACCAAGTTCAACCTCAGCAATATAATCCAGACGATATGATTCCTGTGCTTTATAAGTAAACTTCTTATAAAGGTCAAGATAATCAAGTTGAGTCAGTCCACCAACATCAAAGACAGTGTGCTTACGACCGTTGAGATAAACCTCACCTTCAGTTACAAGTCCCCAGTTAGAAAAACGTTTCATCAGTTTTTCGCCAAGAACACGATTTAGACGTTTGCAGATATAAGGAATATCGTACATCTGAATATTCCATCCAGTAATCACATCAGGAACATTTACCATCCAATAATTGATGAAATGGTTGAGAAGTTCGTATTCTGAAGGACAATAATGATAAATTAAATCCTTACGATTATGTTTAAATGGTTTTACTCCCCAAGAAATAATTTCTTTGGTAGTATAATCCT